CGCTATAATCGCGGAACCGCCGGTGGTAGAGAAATACGGCAAGATGCGAACATTTCCGCTGGTGGCGTTGAAGGCAGTGGCATAGGCATTGTCAGCCACAGTGAAAATCGAGTTCCCGACAACCGTCAACTTCGCACCCGGCGAACTCGTGCCGATTCCTACGTTGCCGCTGCTGTCGATGCGCATGCGTTCGGTGGCAGATGTGCCAAAGCGCATGGCATCTACGTCATGGCCGTATAGGACATAACCTGCCACAACAGAGCCACTGTCGGCAAAGGCCACGCCGCCGGTTGATGTAGCACCGCTACCGATTGTGATGCCCGAACTTCCACTATTTTCGATGAAAACATCATCGTAATTAACAGACGCACCAGCGCCGCTTAAAGATGAGGTCACCTGAAGCTTCGCACTCGGCGAACTCGTGCCGATTCCTACGGAGCCTGCGGATGTTATGCGCATGCGTTCGGTATCGCTACCGACGTTAAACGTCATGTAGTCGTTACCGTAAACGGCAGCATTAATCGAAGCCTTGATGGCTCCGTTGCTGTCAAAGCCTAACTTTACGGCCTGCACAGAAGAAGTGTTGTTGTTGCGGAGGATGAGCGGGGTCGTGCTGCCCGCACCGTCTAGCTTAAATGTACCTGCCCCGACCACATCAAGCGCCGTAACAGGCGAACTCGTCCCGATCCCTACATTGCCTGCGGAGTCGATCCGCATGCGTTCGGAGCTGCCTGCCCACAAGCGGATGGCAGTGCCTGCGCTATCGGAAGTGATGCCCGATCCATAAGAGGCGAAGCCGTTCATCCACATCCCGCTATCATTCGGGGCGAAGTGCGCACCTGCCGTAAGGTTGGTGCTGGTGCGGAAAGTAGACTGCCCATTCACATCAAGCGCGGTAGCAGGCGAACTCGTTCCGATCCCGACGTTCGTGCCGCTGTCATAGATGACTGAAGCCGAGGCAGCGGAGGTGCCGTTGCCCTTGACCAGATAGCCAGAGGTGAGGCTGGTCGCGCCTGTGCCGCCATACGCAACGCCCAGAGTTCCAACATCGCCCGATCCCAAGAGGCTGTTACCTCCAACGGTCTTGATATTCGTACCGCTGACAAGGGTGGCTTGCTTGCTGTTGATCTGCGTCTGGATCGACGAAGTCACACCATCAAGATAGCTGAGTTCGGTCGGCGAAAGAGTTGCTCCACCTGCCGAAAGATTACCCGCAACGGTTAGGGTCTTGCCGGCGCCCACATTAAGGCCAACGCTTGTGCCGCTACCCGCAGCAGCGAATATACCATCGACCAGGTCAAGGTCCGTGTTGAGCTTCGTACCCCAGGTATCGGCGCTGGCGCCTACTTCGGGTTTCGTAAGACCAAGGTTTGTTGTGGTAGTATCAGCCATAATTTACCTCATGCGGCCAGTGAGTCTGGAAACTCTTTCGGCGTCCAAGTCTCATCTGTATCAGAAATTTCAGTCCAAGTCTTGCCCGTTACTGCAACCGGCGTCCAAGTTTTCGGTGTATCACTATTCGCTGCCCACGATATAGCAGTATCGGATTGCGGCGTCCATGTCTCTGGTGTAATCGGGACAGGTTCCCACTTCTCTACTGCAATGACATTTACAGTAGATGTGGCAGAGATTGACGCACCCGTTGACTGCACACGGTTGGCAGTTGGAGTGACAGTGCTTTGTGCAGTTATTGCTACTGCACCAAGAATAGTTACTTGTGCGTCAATGGTTAGAGATGCAACTGCCGACGAAGTAATGTCGGCCTCGCGAACACGAGTGGCCGATATTGAGCCTGTCGATGACGCAGAAGATGAGATCGCTGCTTCGCGAACACGAGTAGCTGTTACGGAAACTGTGGATGCAGCAGAAACACTAATCGCAGCTTCGCGAACACGAGTAGCCGTAGGCGATACAGTAGACGCCGCTGCAACAGCAACGACAGCGTCTTTAACAATAAGACCAGAAGCGGTAGCGGTGGCAGCAGCCGTTACGGTAATTTGACCCTCTAATGGGTCAATACCGTAACTACCTATGCCGTATAAGCCACTACCATAACCGGCCATCTATCAATCCAAGTCGATGTCGAAATCACCCGATGGGATACGGAATACGTCGCCGCTGTCGATAGTCTTCGAGGTTGTCAGCGCACCAGACGCAAGAAGATTGCCACCTGACACAGCGTCATATACCGCAGCGTAAGTGATCGTACCCCACGAAGCTGTCGCAGTAGGGAACTCAACAGCGGCGCTGCTCGACGCTTGGCTACCCGTTACGGTGAACGTGATAGTCTGGCGCGCATACGATCCGCCGCTAACTTCTGTGCCAGCGCCTGCTTCGCCAGGATCGCTAGTGAACAGGCCGACATAGAGAGTAGTCGGCGCAGTGTAGGCCGTACCACCAAAGACGTGGTCCAAGACCTTGTTTTCAAGATAATTAGAAAAAGACACGGCGTTGACCCCTAACCAAATGTGCGGAAGCGAGCTTTAAGTTTAGACGAGCCGATACGGGCGCGTTCATCGGCCAGCATCATATCATCAAAAAACTGCTGATACAGCCCCGCCCACACAGAGATTCGCTCGTCTTCTTTAAGATACGGCGCAGACTGCACAAGCGCGCCATACAAGTAAACGTCGGGGCTTTCTGTCAAAAGCCAGTTCGTTGTATTGCTATCCGACAATGCCGGAATCTTGGCATAATAAAGAAGTTCGGCGTCGTAACTGGTATCAGGCGACGGCACAACTTGAAACTGTTCGCCGATCATTGAGAAGAACAATGGTTGGCCGGAAGCACTATACTTCTGGCGTTCTTCTGCGGCCTGTTCCGGCGTTACATACAGCAGCGGTGTGACTGGGTTCGTGTTCAACTGGAACCGAATATTTTGCAGCCAATCCGCTGGCACTGCAAAATATGGCGTATCGAGCGTAGCATCCGACCGCGTCACCATCTTACGGTGGCGCATAGTTCGGTTGAGATGCGCTTCGGTAAGCGAAATGAAATTGGGAATAGTGGCGTCAAGATCGTCCCGATTGAGCCAATCAGCGACGGCAGATTTAAGTTCTGCGTAGGTTGTAATCGCCATCAGACGTTCCCTGGTCGTGTACGCCACATGGCGTTGTTAGGATCATTCAGCCACTTCACCAACTCTTGTTGGTCGTCCAGAATGCCCTTCTCTTTAAGTTCATTGTAAACCGTCATCGGAATGCGGCCTACATGGGTGAAGTCGCCCCACCGTTTCGGCGCGGCGTCAAACGCAGCCTTGTTGTAATCGACGATGCCAGTAACGTCCTGCTCTTTGACGATAGTGGCGTTGTCATCGGTGCCGTCGTAATCAAGATAGGTCTTGATGCCGGTAGCTTTGTCGTCGGAAATAAGGCGCTTACTCATTTTACGTGACTCCAAGTCCTTCCGGTTCGAACACCCCGGATACAATTTGCACTTAAACCAAGTTCGTTGGCTAATGCAACATGGGACAATTTCGGCCTTTTCCGTATATACCTAACTAGATCACTATTCAACTTGGCCTTGCCATTTCCTTCGCCAAGCGGCGATACGGTTCGTTTTCGCCCTTTTCTAATCATGTCTTGCGTATTCTCGGCGTAGGTCCCAACCGACAAGTGATCTGGATTGACGCAAGATGGGTTGTCGCAAGAGTGCATGACTACCATCCCTTCCGGTATAACCCCTTTGTGTAATTCATAGGATACGCGGTGCGCTGATTTTGAAGGGCTGCCGCGCCCGCCTTCTTGAATTACACCATACCCGTTCCCTCTCGTGTTTCCGACCCAAATCCAGCACGTATCCGTTTTGCGTATTTTACGAAAGAACCGCTCTCTCAACGACGCGTGAGACCGGCTTGTTGGGCCGGTACCCCCGTATTTCCTGAACCGAAGATAATGTTTGTTGCACATACCTGCTGCGCGTGAAACCGACTGACACCCATAAACACTACAATTTTTCATACAAAAACTCCTGACGTACCTTTCGATACGCCAGGAGCCATGTGTTGTCAAGTCTTGATTAAGCGGTGGTAAGATCCGCCACGATGCCGTGTGCGGCTTCGTTGTTAACCTTCAGACCGTATTCAACGAGCATCAGGCGCTTCTCGGCGTCGCCGGTCTTCGCCAGTTCCATCTGCTGGATCGGACGCAGAACAGCCATCGACGCATACTGCGGATCAACGACGAAAGCGTCACGAGCGCGCTGGAAGCGGTTAGGCACGATGTTCACA